TGTAGCCGCAATATACGTTAAAACTTTAAACACAAAACCTTTTCGCATGTATCGGCTAGAAATTAAACCTTTTTCAAACGCCAACGGTATTGCGCGATATTTTTCCCATACGGCTATTTGGTCTTTATCATATCCGTATTCATCAATTAACATTTGATATGCAATAGCCGCCCATTTAGTGAATAGGTCGATGAATACCAATAAAATAAACACGCCCAAAATCTGGACGTGTTTAATTCCAATAAGCCATATCGCGACGGCTGCCGCACCGCTTAATATTGCTTTCAATACAAAACTATCTGTTAAAGAGTTCCAACCCTCAACAAAAAACTTCAAAATAAACTCCATTATGCGCCCCTTATTTAACCTTACCTAAACCATAAACGCTGCGCGCTATATTGGCTTTTCTCATATTGATTTTGTCTAATTGTTCCCTCTTTTGTTCGCCGCTCATGCGCTCATTATTAATGATCGCTTTAGATGCTTTGTTTAAACCTTTTAGGCTATCACTTGCATTTTTGAGTTTTGCGAATTCTTTGGCATCGTATCCGTCTGGCCGTTGCCCCGTTAGTTTGAATTCATTATGTAATTTTTCTTGTTCCTTATAATCATCATAAACACGCTGCACGCTATTAGATGATTGATAAGGCGCCGCCGTGAACCCTCTTAACCCCGGCGCTTCATACCATTTTTTAGATGCATTATTTTCTTTTGCACCAGTCGCCGCATCAATACCGCTTAAACCTAACCCAGCAAGGCCGCCGCCGTACCCTCTTATCGTATTATCTACAATATACGGCGAAACGTTGATTTTATCGCCTACGAATTTTGCAATTTCGCTTGTATTTGCTCCATATTGTAGGTGTGCCGGTAAATTTTCTTGAGATTGCGGAATAATATTCCGTTGTCTGAATAAAGAGTAATTTGTCATAGCTTCAACAACCGGTATCATAGCCGTAGGCATAAAACTAGGTGCAAGGCTATCGATAACCCTATCACCGAACCCTTTAAAACCTACGCTTTTACGGTTGTTTTTGGCATCGTCAAAATACTGTAACATACGTTCGAACGATGTACCAAATAACACGCCAGCTTCAAAAGGCTTAGGAATACGATACATATTCTCTTTACCCGGAATAATCCAGAATGTATCTTTTTCCCATTGCGGCAACTCTTGATAACGTTCATCATCTTTATTCATGTACCATAACAAAATACTTGGTAATGTGATATATAGCATAGTTTTAACAGTCATGCCGCGCGGGTCTTCTTTAAACGCACGCGCCATTTTGTCGGCGCCTTGAATTGTAGCATTAAAAAAGGCTATTACTTGATTTGCCTTTTTAACATGTGAACCCCTACGGCTAAAATCTAGCGTTATATCACGGCTTTCAAGCGCTGCTTCTCTTGCAGTTAAAGGCTTTCTGTCTTTACCAAATAGGCGATTAACTACCCCAGTATAACCCTTTCGTGCATTATCGAATTCCGCCAATCGTGTTGCCATTTCTGTTGCTTCACTCATGGCGCGCAATACTTCAATAGGGTTTTTAATTAATTTAGTGGCCTTACTTTCACGACTCATGATATCGCGTAATTTGCCGCCTAAATAGTCGCGGTCTAACGAAACCATTGCCGCATGTGCCGCGCCAGATTTTTGATATTCCCAGAATAAATCGCCTTTTTTAAGATATAGCGCTAACCCTTTAAAAGTATCAATAACAGGAATAAAACCATGTTTGGAATAAATAGATGCGCCTATCATATCGCGTACAGGGTTCCGCAAGATAAATTCTGGTGATAATGTAGCACCAGCACGCAACCAGTTAGCCGGATACGATAAGATTTTGGCAACCATGTTCGATTGCTCTCTATCTAATACGCGCATCGTTTGAATAAGTTCCGGTGTTGTTTCATATGTTGCTTTCTTTCCATTTTCCCAAACATTAAATGTATTATCTGTTTTTGCTTTATCGCCGTTTACACGTTCTATAATTTGCCCCATGCCTTTTTTATCGGCTAATTTTGCAAATGTGCGGCCAACATGATTGCGTTCTATTGCATTAACAAATTGGAATGTGTTTTTAATAATACTTTCCAACGGATTTATAATATCGCGCGTACTACCTTTTAGTCGTTTTACCGGACTAGATACATCAATAAACCCCTTGCCACCGGATAAGAATGATTGCATGCCTACATCTGACATGTCGCGGAAAAATGGAATATAATGCGGGTACATTTTGCGCATTGTATGATATGCTTTCGCCGTCAACATACCTTCTTTAACTAGCATCGCCAATAGATAATCTTGATATTTGTAGATTTCTTTGGCCGCCTTTTGAAAGCGTTCATTTCCGGCGTGCTTACCTAATACGGCAGCATCTTCGGTATAATCAAACGTTGCTTTTTGTTTGTTCTTATGTAGATCTAAATCATGCAACGCTACAAGATAAGTTGAAAAATCTTTTTGTTCGTTTTTATTGAAATTTTTCACAATATCTTCAAATGCTTTAATTCCGTGTTCTGGCGCACCGTGTTCAAGAAGCGCTTCCGCCTTACCAGCCCAGCCGCGCGCAAGCGACGCTTGCAAAAATACGTTATCTTCAAACGCTATTTTTTCGCCGGTTTCGCGCTCAATCTGATCCATTAATTCTTTTAGCGGGTATAACTCATCAACAAACATTGTATACGCTTCACTTTTTGCTTTGTTGATTACGTCGCGTATTTCGCCATTTTTGGCCGCATCAATAGCTTGGCTTACTTTACCTTTACTTTCAAACGAAATACTACCCTTTACACGTTCCGCGCCGCCTTGACGGTGCCATTCATGAACCAGTTTCGATAATTTATTGGTTATACCGTTCAATTCTGGTTCTTTTGCGATTGCTTCCGTAAAATGATTATAGAATTCTGGGAATTCCCGTTTTGCTTTCGCGCGATCACTTACATAATCCTTGAAGAATTCCGCATAACCTTCCCCGCGAATTCCTTCCGCGCCTAATTTGTTGTACGCTTTACCGAAACGGTCTTGAATAACGCCGTTAAATTCGGTATTGAACCGCGCATCTTTACTGAAACCAAAATAATTATCTACATAATGCCCCAATTCATGCATGATAACTGGAATTTCACCATAATTACCGCTACGAATTACATCGGTTTTAGTGTTATACCAGCCGCGCACGTTAGGACGTCCTAAACGGCCACTTTTAACGCGTTGATTAAATAAGTTATTAACTGCATCTAATATTTCCCTACGCGTTACGCTTCGGCCTAACCGCCCGACTTCATCAATGCCAGTATGTGGCGTTTCGTTACCTTTCGCGCTATATTGTAGCGGTTCCGTAGGTCTAACGCCTTTACTTTCCATGTATCTATTCGCCATTGCTTCGTTGCCGTCAAATGCTTTTACAACTGCATCGCGTACTTGCTCATGCGTTGCATTGTCTAATAGCTGGCTAGGTTGCTGCGCGTATTTGCTCACGCCACCTTCTGCCGGTTCCGCTTGCATCAACTTCAATTCTTGCGTATCTGCAATCAATTCGGCAGCACGATCACGGCGCACCGTTTCCATGTATTCGTTGTTCAATCGTTCAACTGGTACATCTAGGCTTTCAGATAATCGAACCTTAACCGCATCAAGTTCCGTTTTTGGAATATCTGGCTTTGTGGCTTTGTTTAAATCTTTCAATATTTCCGTATTAGATTGTACTTTATTTTCTAATTCGGTATATCGTGGTTCAGATGCATTATTTTTTAATTCGTTTATGATAGTTTCTTTTGTTTTTGGCGGTAAATCGTCAAGCGCATTTCGTAAACTTTCGTTTGGTTCATCTTCTTCATACCTAAATTGAGTATTTGCATCGTTTTCAAGTGCTTTTTCTTCAATTTTAGGTTTTTCACCCTCTACAAAGTCAGTATTTATGCGGTCTTTCGGCTGAAATTCGTTTATTTCGCCTGTACGGGTCGTTTCGCCTTCGCCTTGATAGTTTATACCTAAATCTTCGTTTTTAACCTGTTTTTTATCGGTATTTTCTACAAAACTGTTTAAATCGGTATGTGGTTCTTCACCATTTACAGATTTTTCGTTTTCTATAAACTCATCTTTAAACGGTTGTTCGTTACCTCTATAGTTAGGGTCTAGCGTACTATCTTTAAACGATGTATTATCACGTGGCCTATTTTCATATTTACCATAATTGCCGTCGAATGTTTCTTTAGCAATTTGCGCCCGTACATCATCATGTGCAACTGCTGGGTCTGGTCTTTCATAATTTTTTCGTATGATAACGGCCATTTCTTCCGGTGTTGCATCTGGGCGCGCCCGCATTGCTTCAAGTGCAGCGCTTTCGGTATTGTGTAATTCCCATACGCTGAAATCAACTTGCGTTCTCCAGTCCCACGGATCTAACCCGCGACTTTCCGCAAATTTCAATAAACCTTTTTCGCCGTTCAATCTATCGCCAGTAAATTGAACCAAACCACGGGAACCGTAGCCGTCGCCACTTGTAACAGTCGTGCTAAAACTACTTTCGGCGCCAATATTACCAGTCATGGCAGCAGCTTCAACGTCGCTCAACCCATTTTGACGATATCGGTTATATATATCCGCTTGGATATTACCGGTTTCACCTTCCATAGGTTGACCGCTTAAACCGCCTTCGGAGTATTCGCGCGGTTCTACTGCGTTAATTGGTTCCTCTGGTACCGGTATATCATCAAACGCATTATACATAACGCCTTCTTCAAGTTTTGGTGTATCTTTTGTAAAACGTTCGCCAATATCTTCAAATGCGTTAGATGCCTTTTCTTTGATATGCTCCGCTGCACGCCCTACACGCTCACCAATTGCGCCGCTTACCTTTTTAGGTGTTGCCCCGTGTATCATTGCCGCTGGCAAAAATACATTATCCCATAAGTTGGTAGGGTTCATGGCGATATTTTTTGCGAATTCGCCCGGATCATCAACTAAACGCCCAACCGGTTCCGCGACAGGGTCTACTAAAACATTTTTAGCCGTAGCGATATATTTATTCCCTAAAATTCCGTCCGGTGCCGTTCCTTCGTTTTCTGCGGTTGCATTGGCGTTATACATATCAACCGTATCACTTACAATCGTAGGCGCGGCAAGTACGCCGGCAGCTATTCGCACAGGTGGTGGAACATACGGAGTAATTGCTAGATATCCGGCCGGTTTACCAACGCCGGCGTTATATGCTTCCACCCGTGCTTTACCTAACCCCGGCGTAGCATATTCATTGACAAAGTCGCCGTTATCGTCAAACGCGGAAAAGTTATCGCCGTTAGCATCAAGGGCATTAGCAGCACTTTTAGAATATTCATTACCTAAATTGTTTGATTTGTTTACTACATCATCTTTCCAATTTGATAATGTATTACCTACATTGTCATTAATTTCTTTGCCGGTTTTATCAATCCATTCGATATTATTCTTTACGCCATTGGCAACATATTCGGCATTATTTTTAACGCTATCCCAAAACGTAGGCTTGGGCGCGTTGCCTACGTCATAACCGTATTCGGTTGTTATATCTTCAAAGGCGTTACCGTTTCCAGCTGCCTTGCCGTATTGGCTTGTAATATCATCAAACGCACCCATAGTCTACCCCTTTATTTTTAATAAGACTTTAACCACGATTTATATTGACCGTATCCGGCCGCATCAAGTTCCGCTGCAATCTGATCATCACTCCAGCCTTGCGCTGAAAGTTCATTCATTCGCTTGGAAACTGCTGCTTGCTCTTCGCTTGAATAAGTCGGCTGCCGTTTAACTGTTGGCGTTCCAGCAGCGCCACCACCACCAGCAGTAGGCGCACCACTTAACGCGCTTTGTAACTGCCCGTAATAAGGGCTTTCAGTTTCCGCTTTATCCGGATTAGATTTAACCCATGCCGTATGCTGAGCGGATAATGTACGCAATACTTGCGCATTATATCCACTAGTGCCGGACTGTGTAGCCGTTGCCGGTTTAACGTGAGTACCTACATACTTCATGCTGCCGTCTGTGCCAACAATATACGTTTTACCGTCCGGCATAACTTTAATGTTTTTCGCCCCGAAATTACCGATATTTTTCATTTGGCCGTCTGGCGTCATAACAATAACTTGACCGTTCGCAAATTGTTTTGTTTCAACCTTGCCATAACCGCCCATATCTTGAATAGTACCGTCGCCCATGTTGTAACGTACAATATGGCCGTTTTGTGCGCTGCTAAACTTATAATCTGGTTTATCAAGTGCCGCAATACTGTTCAAGTTATTCATATCAATAGTACCAGCGCCAACTTTACCCGCTAGATAATTGTATCTTGCAACGGCTGGCGCCAACCCTTTAACCCGTTTTGTGTTATAGGTATCTACAACCGGGTTGCCGTCTTTATCCTGTGTAAATACAAGATTGTTCATGATTTGCTGGCGCATTGGTTCAAGCACTTTTTCTTGATATTCGTTAACTTGTTGCATGTACATATTATTAACGTCAGTTTGATATTGTTCGCTGGCTAACCCTTGCGCCGTCTTAAAATCAAAACCGGCTTTAACTAGGGCCAATGTATTGGCCCCTAGTTGTTTACGTGCTTCGCTTGTTACGCTTGCTTTATCTGGTATAGAGTATTGGCCCGGCGCTTTATCCGCTTCGGCGTTACCATTTACGGCCGAATTGGGCGCCCCATGAAAAGGTGCGTTTTGTCTTTGTTGCATCATTTCTTGGTATGTTTGCGGAACCCCTGTATTAATACCAGTATTATTTAGATTTTGAAAATTCCATAACCCCGTGTTTTGTTGCGGTTGCGCTGGCGTTGCTGGCATTTGTGGTGCTTGCGCTGCCTGTGCTTGCAACTGCTTTTGTAATGTAGGACTTGGCTCATTCATATAAGCGTTAAAGCGCTGATCAGTAACCGGATTACTTGGTGCATCTGTGTTAGCTTGCACCGGTTGTGCTGGGGCAGCTGGATTTTGACCGCCCCATAGTCCGATATTATTCTTTTGCATCAAGTTATTGGCAAATGTGTTATTGGAATTAGATAATAACTGGTTGATTTGACCGGCGCTATTAGGTTGTTGCATACCCATTCCCGCCATGCGGTTATTATTATCCATAACTTGTAGCGCGTTCGGGTCTTGTTCGCCGCCAGCACCGCCACCGCCACCGCCTAACATTGCTTGATAGCCTTTAGCCATTTTATTATTTTGCAATGCCCCTAAACGGTGAGAGAAATATTGACCGGCTAATTCTCCCAACGCCGCCCATGGTTCAAAGTCTTTAACGTAGATAACGCCCATTGTGTTATTCCTCTACTTTCTCTACTTCTTCTGTTGCTTCCTCTACTGGTTCATCTTTCTTGCTGGATTTTTTAGTTGTTTTTTTAGCTGGCTTTTCTTCCGGCGTTTCTTCCGCTGCATCTGCAATAGCTTTCAATTCATCTTCGTTGATGCCTTCGGCCATAATACCGTTAGCATAGAATAAATTATCGCCAGTACATTGCAATTCGTATACGTGTTCAGTATTGCCAGTTGCTTCGCTTAATGTAACGGGTTCATAAGCATTAACCGTCATAATGACTTCGCCAACTACCAATTCACTAACTAATTTCAAGCCTTCCGGAGTCAATACCTTTTCCGTGCCTGTGGTTGTTACGCCAAAGGATACAGTTTCAAGGCGATGTGTTTCTTTTTCGCCCATATCATGTAGTGCAATTACATCATTAACCGCACCCAAAGTGATAACAGTATCACCATTTACAAACGTTTCAATAACCTTGCCACCTTCTGGTGTTGCAATTTCTGTGCCTGCTACAAAACAAAAACCTTTCATAAGCCCTCCAAAGAAACCGCCAGAACCTTGCTTAACCATTGTTTGTGCTGGTTGTGCTAGTCCATAGCGTAATGACATAAATCTATTAAGTAAATCTTCTTGATCCGCGTTATTTAACTGGCTCATAGAGTAGTAATCTTTGGCCGGTTGAATTGCCGCGCTTTGTGTTGTTGCGCCTGTATTAATAGGGTTTTGCGCTAACCCTTCGCGTTGACCTACCAAACCCGCTGCGGTGCCGGCGTTATTCATCTGATTTGCATAACCTTGGTTCATTAGATTTGCTTGATTAATAATACCGTTTTGGTTGTTATTGTATGTATTACCCCATAACCCCATTTTTGCACCGATACCGCTTAAATTATTATTAAGCGCTTGCGTATTGAGTGCCGCCGCTTGGCCTAAATCATTTGAATATTGTGCCGCAAGTGTATTAGATGCGTTTTTGCTAATATCATTTAATGCATTATCTGTAATAGATGAGTTCACAATGCCGCGACTTGCTAGGCTAGAAACTGCATTGCCTACGGTTGCCTGTAAATCATTGTTTAACGCTTGCCGTCTAGCATCTGCATAGCCTGTAGGTAATTGCCCGTTTGTAATGCTATCCATAGCGTTTTGATTATTAAGCAATGTGCCGTTATATTCGTTAGCCAGTTGGCTTGCGCCGTTGTTCATACTATCAACGCTAGCCGCTAACTGATTTGCATACCGCGTGTTATCAGTCAAATTCTTGGCCCCAGCCGTAGAAACTTGATTTTGTAACGCGCCTATAGCATTTTGATTGCCACGGTTAGCGCCTAAATACGAATTATACATATTGCCGTATTCTGGCGTTATCACGTTATTCAAGGCCGCATCGCCCATACCTTGCAAGGTGTTGGCGCTTCGATTGGTGTTATTAATCCAATCCATTTGGCCTTGTAATAGTTGCTTTTCGTCGGCCGTTGCCGTAGGCAGTTTCGCATCAATGCTACTTACCTTCGACTTTTTACCGCCGCCGCCAAATAATTGCAAGTCAAATTTAAACATGCTTTTCCTTTCTACAAAGTCGCTTCAAGGTGTTTTCGCACCGTTTTCAGTACTTTGTAATTAAACCCATTATAGGTATAGTCCATAGTCGGAACACGTTCCATATTCCACTTTTTAATGAAACCGCGCACGCTTCGATGTGTTGCCGTTACAATTACATCAAGATCATTCATCTTCATTACTTCAACGATGTATTTTCCTATTACTTTCATATCGCCGTATGTCTGCCAGATAGTAAAATATCTTTCGCCGTCATGTTCGTTGATAGTCCAGAATAAGAACCCAGCATTAGGGAACCATTTGAAATAGTAATTATATTTGTCTTTGTAGTTATTATTTTCATCGAAATAAAAACCCTCAAGACTAACACGTTCACCCGTGCGCCGTTCATAGTCTTTTATCATGCTTTCAAGGCTTTCCGTTTTCATTATGAAACCCGCTTCCACATATAAACAGATAAATACGGCTGCATAATGCTATGTGCTTGACCGCCGCCGTCATTTTGAATTGTGTGTGTATGATTTCCTACACTATTGATAGATACGCTATGGCTATGTTGACCGCTTGAGTTGATTTCTGCCGGAAGCGCAAACCTATCATCTCTTCTTACTTTATCTTGGTATCTACTAGCACCGTCTGTATCACCTCTACCAGCGCCGCTACTATATACCTTGCCTCTATGGCTATGTTCGCCGGCAGCACTTGCCGTGCCTGTATGACTGTGGCCGCCGTTCGCGCCTGTGCTTCCGTAGTGATCATGTCGCGGCATTTCTTCGGCAGTTAATGTATGCGTTGCACTACCACCAGTAGTCCCGGCTGCATAATTTCCGCCTTGCGATAATAACACGCGCCCTTGTTCGATATATTCCCATGTGCCAAACCCAAACAAAGAATTTGGGTTAGTCGCTACTGTACTACAATAAATAGCACCAACTGGATATACCTTTTTCAATACATCGTTAATAACAGGCGTTAATTTATTTATTTCGCTACGAACGCCTTCAATAAGTGCTTTAACGTCCGATGCTAAATGTTCTTTTTTAACTTGTTCATTGCCTATGTTATTTGATTGTACGGCGCCGTCGGCCAGTTTGTTTGTTGTGATAGATTTATCTGCTATGAAATCACCACCAACGCCCGGTTTATAATACTTGATAGACTTAACCCGCGTTACATCTGTTACGGCTACCGCTACAACCACCCGCAATATAGATTTCCAATACGTCCCAGTATAGAGAAACATTTTCTCACTAACCGTGTTATAGTACATTTTATCTGTTTCAGCGTTTGGCGCATCTGGCTGGCGCAACGGTTCAAGCGTTGTACTGCCGTAACTTATAGCACCAGATGCGGATCGTTCAACGTATAAATACGATGTACTATTAGCCGGTAGGCTCCATGCGCTTTGCTTTTTAGTGATGCTTGCTAAATAATCAACCGCGCCGTAATCGTCGAAACCGTCGGCGAATGTTAATAATACAGGCGTTTGACTGCCGTCAATCATTACGCTTAGGTTATCACCGGTTAAGAATGAGAATTCACCATTGCTTACTTTACCGCTTAATAATCTGTTGCGTAGGCCACCACCAGCAGCACCGCCGCCACCGGTACCACTACCGCCACCGCTGGCTTTTAATTCCATTTGTTGTGCAACGTTTAACAGTTCATCGCGATTTTTCTTAATACTATCTTGTACAGTATCGCCCTGTGGCGTTATATCCAAAGGGTATTTTTGTTTATATGCCATGTTTAAACCTCTTCATACGTATAATCTAACTGGCGTAATGAAATAGCGCCCTTTTGAACATTGATTTTGAATTGTACATTACGATTTGCACCGCCGCCAATTTTATAAGCCTTAGTGTATTCATTTACATTCATTAATGTTTTGACTTCGTATAGCTTTTCATTCGCATAGTATGTTTTGGTTGCCTTGCTTGAAAAGTTAATCGGCTTAGGCTTCTTATTTGAGATGCCAATAGTGCCATGCCCCGGAATAAGATTATGCGTTACAAAATTGTAGTTCATGATCAATACGAATTGGCGGGTCGCCAATCTGTTACCGCTTATAATCGACGTTTGAATTTGTACGTTATCATCTGTATCTATGGTTTCATCAAGAATACCGATTTTGTTGCCATACGCAATATAAGTTTCCTTATTCACATCAACAACCGCATTAATGCTATGCGTGAATTTCCTTGATGTAAACACGCCGCGCCCGTCCTCATAGCGTGGCAAGTAGTGATACATGAATACCGTATCGCCGTTATATGGCTTAATCCAGATTTGTTTTCGGCTGGCTATGTGCCATACTTCGCAATCTTTGGTTATGTACTTCAATAGATAAGAGTTGATATTTAAACCAGTTTCAAACGGTTGTATTTCTGCATAGGTATTTGTAGGCATGAAAGACATAAAGCCTTGTTCACCTAAATAGTAACTACGATCATCAACGCTTACCGTCGCACCGCTACAATAACCGGTAGAGGATAACGGATATACAGTTAAATTCTGTGCATCTGGCGTACCAATTACTTGATATACGCGCCCGTATTCCTTATATACGATTATGGCCCTAGATAAGAAATCAACTGCAATGATGCTGCCTTGGTCTTTATAGCCAACGTCTACATACTGCGCGCTTGATGCATCGTTGCTGATATGGTTCCATGCGTTGTAGTTGCCAACTGCTGACCAGTTCAACCTATGCGAATTAGTCGATGCAATGAGTACGCGCCCGGAATGGCTGGATACCATATCGCATATAGGACTTTCAGTAGTATATAACTTACCAGCGCCAGAAATGGCCTGTAATTTATCACCGCTGGCTATGAGAATATCACCACCGAACGCATGATATTTAGGCTTACTTGTACCGCTTAACGTACCCAGTAATTTGTTTGTACTGAAATCGGTTTCATACAAATTTCTGCCACTAGAAAAGTACCATTTACTACGATACACATCATAATATAGCGTTTCTACCGGTAGGCCGAAATCATACAATACACGAATACCCGGAACGGTACGGAGTGCATTATCTGTTCTATCGAATTCGCATTGTTGCGCCTGTGTTAGCGCTTGCACGTCGATATTTTCCGGCGGGTTGCTCCAATCAATGCCCAGCCGGAACCCGTTTGTAGTTGCCACCTGTTTAACGCCCATTATGCTATACCCCTTGCCGCCTTAATCTGTTCCGTGATGTAGTCAATGAATTGTTTATCATAGGCAGCGTAATCAGTCATAAGTGATTTTTTCTTAACCATAAAAGATATAAGCTGCACTAAATACTGATGAAAGAATTCAGAAAACGGAATAGTATCGTCTAATTCGTCAACGTGGTTTTTACGCACGCTATAAAATACTTGATTGACTGTTCCCCCGTCGTAAGTTTCAAATGTTCCATTAATGATGCGGATAGGATAACCGCTTTTAGGAACGAACCCCATGAAATCGGACGGAACCGCTTTCAAATTCGGTATATCGGTATTCTTAACTACTTCGCGGTCTTTAATGCTAACTAGAATAGTAGTTAGCCAGTCAATGGCTGCGTTAATGTATTGGATATACTCCAACTGTTCATCTAATATTTCGTTAGACTCTACATTAACCAGCGTAATCAATTCGCTTACTACCATAATCCCAGTACCCTTCTGCTATTACGCTTTCATTATTACCTAAACCGTCATTAATGGATTGCAACGCATTAACCATATTTGCCGTTACGCCGGAAATATCAAGGTTCATAACCCTATATACGATGTAATCGACTAATAACGTCTCTAATTCTGCCGGTAGTCCGCTTTCATCTTCCAGTTTCTTATATCCGGCAGTCTTTATATAATCAACGGTTATTTTCTGCTCATGATCAGCATCAAATACTATCGTTTGTAAATTCAATACATGATAGGCCTGTACGTCCGCATCATCGGCTTTAACATTTAACACGCTGATACATTGGCCGGGCAGCGTAATCCGTCCGGTGCCGTTATCTTCGTGCGTTGCCTGTGCCAAACTAGGGCAGTACTGACCGATAAGGGCATTTAATAGGTGATTGCCTTCGTTGTAATACTCTAACAAATGGTACGGAGTATACTGTTCTTGCGGTGTATCGCCTATTTGCATGAACGCCCTATTGATAACTTGTTTTACGTTCATATTCACCCCATATAAGAATAAAGGCGGGTATTACCCCGCCCATAATTCAAGAATTATTGTTCTACAACGCCACCAGTTAATACTTGAATAGAGCCGTAGTCTTTATTATTGAATTTTGTTTTTTTAACTTCGCCATAGAACGCAATACCATTACCAGCAATGTTGCCGTAGTCGTCTGTTTGTTCAATGTGTTTAGCTGGTCTTGCTACTGCGAAACATGCAGCTTGCTTACCCAATAATAAGTTATGGCATACATTCGCACTAGATGCGCCTGTGTTATCGCATAATACTCGTTCGTATTCATAAAGAATAACACCGTCGTATTCGCCTAACGCGCCTGTAAAGATAGGGTTTTTAGAACCGCGAATATTTGCGTTTTGTTGCGCTGCCAACCATTTTGGATCATCTTTTAAATCACGTGCCGCCCACGGAGATACAAGCATAATATATTTATCCATGCCGTCAACCTTAATCGGTTGCACTTTTGGCGCATGCATCATCGCTTTACGTTTAGCGCGGGAAATAATTGTTGTTGTTAATTTATCGTTTGCCGTAATGCTGGATAAAGTACCGGCTGCGCTTGCATATACCGCTTCTTTAGAAGAAGAAGCAGTAAAACTTAATTCACTCATCAATTTGTTATCCAACCAATCAGCAAGCCATTGTTTCAATGCGCCTTTAATTTCTTTCAACATATCATACTGTGTTTTTTGGTCGTCCGCTTCAAAACGGGATACCGCATTACGGATTAATTTAGTTTGTACAGTAAAATCGTAAATGTTCAATGTATCTTCGGCGCCAGCTAATTTTTGGTTGCCTTCAACGCCCGGCCCGTTTAAGTTCATCATCAAACCGAATACTACGCTATCGCCTTTTACGTTTGTTAAGTCTTTGTTTTGATGTACTACGTTGGAACCGTCCATTGCAGTGAATTTATCAAAATAGCTATCTTTTACGCCTTCATGCCATACTTTTTTTGCCCATACTTTAGGTACTAAATTCGCTGGGATATTAACTTGGTTTCTTTGGTCTGCCATATTTTACCTCTTATAATTCGTCAAAATACTTGCGTACATCGTCCGGCAATGCATCAAGATTGCCCGTTTGATACGCCTTCAAAATATCTTCTTCGCTTACCTTGTTAGGTGTAGGAACGCCACCGTTTAACGCGCCAGCTTTTGGCAACGTTGCGGCCACTTGTAACGGGTTATTCGTAACGTCGGTATTCGTTGCCCGTTCATTTTGCAGTTCATTAACAAATTTTCTGATTGTTTCAAAATCGGCATCGGTACCTTCTCCAATATCTACGCGGTAGAACGCATCGTTTATTGGTTGTGCATCGCGCATTGTCATGCCGTTTAGCTTTTCTAATCCGCGTTGATATAGTTCCCCGAAATTTGGTAATGATTTAATTTCATTTACGAAATTTAGATTTGTTTGTCTTTGTTGGTGTACTGCTAACTGTTGATTAGTGATCGTGTATTCTGCGTTAGCTTCAAAACGAATGAAATCGTTGTATTTCTGTACATCTTCAAACATAAGACTTTCTAAATCTTCCGCCGTTAAATTAAAGCGTTTCAATGCTTCACGGCGTACAAAGTCCCGAATATCAGATACTTCATTATCTGGCAATGTAATTGGTCTTTGTTGCGCTTCAAATTGTCTTGCGCGTTCTTCGGCCGCTTTACGTCTTGCGCGTTCCTGTGCAAGTGCCGCTTTTAGATTGTTATCGTTTGTATGGTTTTCTTCGTGTTCCGGTTCTTCTTCATTAGTGTTCGGCGCCGCTGCATCTACTTCCGCATCATTCGCATCACTTTCGGCCGCATCATCTGTAGAGGGTTCATCTGTTGCCGCTTCTGGTGTATCCGTTTCTTCGGTATGTTCATCAACGTTCACGCCCGCGTTTTCTAAATCTTCCGGAGTGAAACCAGCATCTTCGATATTAACTAAATCTTTTTCCATATCTAATACTCCTTAACGCCTTTTAACGTCATTGCCGGACGAATAAAGAAATATGGCAGTTTAACGCCGTTGCCGGGCGATAATGTATAAGCAAGCCTTTTAACGCCGTTACTTAGGGCGAAATGTATAAAAACGCCCCATTACGGAGCGTTTATTATTGTGTTGATAGTTTACATTACATAGTGCCTAAATCGTTCATAGGCGGCATAATTTGTGGTGTATTTTGAATGTTTGGTTGTTTACCTTTCAAGGCTAACCGTTCCGCCATGATTTGCTGCGGTGAAATCTGTACGCCTAGCGTTTGTAAATACATACTCAATGCTTCCGCTGGCATATCATCAAGCGAACCACTTACACGCAATTCTGGTAACGCTGGTTTTTCTGCCGCTTCTTGCATGCGTTTCTTAACTGTTTCTTTTTCTGGGAAATCCATGAAATCAAGGATAATATCCATAGGAATATCAACGCCGGATTTCTTAGCTTCCAATAATTGGTATAGGTTAGCACGTCGCGCCGTTGCGCTTGCTTGGCTGGTGCTGATTACAATATCAAAATCAAAGGCGGATAGATCATACAGTACTTGCTTAATTGGATTACCTTCCGCATCGCGTTGTGGTTGCCCTAATGCATCGGTTAAAACTTGTTCTTGCATAGGTTGATTTAAACCCGGTGCAATCTGTACAAATTCTTTTTGACCGTCGTCGCCCATAATGCGCATCGCTTTGGCTTCGTTGTAGAATTGAGGAATTAAACCCGGTGCGTTTTTCTCACCCCATAATAGTTTTACAATTTGGCGTTCTGCTTCTTTTGATTGCTCAAAGATACCAGCCGTTTGAACAGTTGTAACAGATTGGCGCAAGTCGATTGCCTTGCCGCTCATGCTGCCAACGCTACCGCTTAGGCTTTCCGGAGTGATACCGCTGATAGAATAGAAATCATTGCTTGATTGTTGCTCAAGGGCCATATTAATATTGCTATCCATTGCCGGCGTGCCGTCTACGAATGATACGCCCGGCGGTAACCAGATATTCGCGCCCGGTTTAGTGCTATTGTTTTTGATGTCGCGCTTATTCTGTTCGGTTAGTTGACCTTGCCAGAATTTAACGCCCAAAGATTGTTGGTTAACAACGTGCATGCGTTGGCTTCGGTTTTTATTTAATTCCCTTTGTGCATCTTTAATATCACGCACTACGCCAGCCGGTTCCAATTCATCATCTACCAATTCGCCTGTATAGTAACAATATTCACGCACTAACGGGAATTTACCATGCTTATAAGGGCTTTCGCCTTCTTCCAATAGAACACTATCGGCGAACGTTGCATATCGAATTTTGGTATCTGGTATGCTAGTAGGCTTTTTACCCGTAGCCATTAATACAACGAATAACGGGTTAGCTTCATCAATTAACCCCTCTTTTGTCATGTATACGTTCTTCTTGCCGTATTCTTTATACCAATACTGCACTACACGGATTTTATTGTAGTTAGTGTTAAACCATAACGCTTCGCCGTCTACTGTTTCAATAACGCCGGCTTCTTGTTCAGTTTCATCGTATCGGCTTTTTAATGCGTTGATTTCTTCAACCTTTTCCGGATAGATTTGTTTTAACTTCGCCGCACTTTCCCAGCTATAACGGCCTACATACTGTGCATCGCTTAAATCGTCCTTTTTACATTCCGGATCAATGAACGCATCAAACGGCGAAACACGTTCTATTTGAATTGTGCCGTCTAGTTTCGTATAGTCGAATTCATAGCTTACCCAGTAATTGGCTAAACCACAAATAATCTTATCGCGGAAACATTTGCCCTTATTCCGTTGATAATTCGCACGGTCTAAACAGTATTTTGTAATACCTTTCGCAACGCGGCTAATTCTATCATCTTCTTCGGAACGTGGTAAAAAGTCCGGTTCCGTTTCATTCTGCGATGCATAACCGCATAACAGATTAATAACCGGTCTAATTCTATTAATCGTAATTGCTGGCCGTCCAGCTTCGCGCATGTTCTTTAAATCGCCGTCTTGCCATTGCTTACCTTGCATAAAGGCAAAATCTTCGGCAGCAGCCTTACGCCATTCTGACGTGGCGGTTAATGCGCTTTTAACATTTTGTTTTGCTTCGTATATATCAAAGGTTGTTTGTTCTATATTCATTATTCCACCATTTCAGAACCATAAATCATATCGTACATTTGCTCTAACTGCCATTGCGGCATTGCTTTTGCGAATTCCGCTAGTTCTGCATCTGTATACTTAGCCGGAATAATAACGCCCTTTTCTTCACGTTCGCCATATTCCGATTTAAGAACCTTAAAGGCGTAATCACGCAACGCCCTTTCACTCATACGCCCCATGCGCTTATATCTCCTTCGCTATCATCAACATATTTATAACCGTCATTAAATGGTTTTTCTGGCTTAACCGATTTAACCGGCCGTGCCATACACATATAACGCACCGCATCATACGCATGATCTTCTTGCTTTGTATCTACATCTTCGACTTTGATTTTATCGTAGGTTAAAGCTGGCAATGTGCGTATTAAATGTACGCAATTACTAAATATCTTTAACTTCCCTTCTTTTAATCGTTGATGTACTTGCATAAGTCCGGCCAATCTATCATTATCAGCACGTACCCAGTACACGCCCTCAGTTGCGAATATTTCCGCAATCGTTGGCCCGTCGTGGCCTGTTCGCTGCCATATTGCGGGGTCTGCTACTCCTTGATAGTCTTTTAAATGTTCTATCTTTTGTGCTACTTCCCTTGCCGTTTCCTGTGTACCAGTATCCGGCATGCCCGGCTTGCAACCGTAAAATTCGCCAGTAATATATAACACGTCGTCATAATCAACGGCAGCGGAATATACTGCATATGGTTTCGTATAACCCCAATCCATTGACCGATACCGCTGCCAATGATGCGGTATTTCAAACGGTTCTATTACGTGCTTATCGGTGCGGAATTCTGTAAATACTTGACCCTCGAATATGTTCCAGTCGCCGTCTAGGTATGCCTTGCGTAGTTTTTCCGGCAACGTGTTAAGTGCATCTATATAACTTTGTGATAGATGCGGGTTATCGCTTGCCCGTGCTTGGATATATGCAATCTTATCCGCGAACGGTTGCATTTCTTTTGTAAAATTTCTATCAATGAATAGGTCTTTAACCCACATATGGCCCTTGCCGCCCGGGTTAGTTGCTGCGATTAATTTCGTATCCGTGATACCAGTCCAACGTAAACGCATGCGCAAGAAATCGAACACATCGCGACTATTCAAGGTTAATTCATCAATAGCAATAGCAGCGAATTCACTAGACAAATATTTGCTTGGCTTATCCAGATTACGGAAACATATCACGCCGCCGCCTAATTCATCATTCAATGTGAATTCATGGTTACTTTCTTTATAACTTCCTAACCATTCCGGAAACTCCATTTTGATTTTGGATATTTGACGATCATCTAAACTTGGATAATCCTCACAGAATAACCCAACGCGTATGCCTTTAATTCCTGTTTTTATATACCAATCAATTAAAAGCCATACCAAACCCCAACGGAGAATATACGATTTACCACCACCAGCAGCACCGCCATATAGCGTGTATATGTTTTGTTTTACTGCTCTTAAAAATTCCTTTTGCTTAGGTGTTGGCCGTATTACATCGCGAAACAGATTTGTTTTACTCATCTGTATCACTCAATTCATTATTATCAATAACCAACTTAACGGCGCTTTCAGTTGTGATTTCCTGTTGTATCTTATCGCGCCATTCTTTAGAACGTCGATTTTTAAGCCAGAAAATCATGGCCGTTGTATTTCCTTCAAGTGCTGCTTTATAAAGTGCATTTTCAACTTGTATATCCGCTTCGTCCTTCCCTATTTTTAGGGCGTTCGCTATTTTCGGTGATTTCTTGCGCCATTCCCAGAGGGTAGTTATGCCAATACTCATATTGCTGGCAATCTGTTCATTGGTTAAACCGTTACGCGCCCAGCCTTGTAAAAGCAAAATCTTTTCTTCTGCTTCCCAATCCTTATATGTTGTCTTCGCCATTGTTTCACCCCCTATCGTAGTATATTGTTATCTTTGCTTTTCATTCTGCCATGTGATCGCGTACATATTCCAGCGACTTGCTTAGATGCGTGTTGGCTAGTGCAATATGTCTGACACAGGCCGTCATAGTATATTTCGTTGGCCGTACATTTACCGCCTTTATTGTTAAGACATTTTGATTTTGTACATATTATATTCACTAGCTTTTCACCACCTTCACAAAACTTTTTGAAAAATTTTTAATTTCTCTATTGACTACTTGCGAAAACGCAAGTATAATTAAGCCATAAGATACATCAGAAAACGCAAGTATTCAAAAAGGAGAATTTACAATGCTAACACTTAAAGATGTAAACACTAACA